AATAACCTTCTGACTGCCTGTATTCCATCTGCTACTGATAGGCTTGGTGCAATTGACACCTCTAAGCCAGCTTCCATCAGTACCTCTTGTCTGCTCTTGCCTGTTGACATCTCTCTTACTCTAACGTCATGTGGCAGTATGTGCTGTGCTTTGTCGTAACCTTTATCTCGCAGCCAGCTTACATAGTAATCTAATCCGACACCATGATTCTCATGAGCATCTATTAACTGTATCTCTTTGCCGACTATCTGTGCAACCCACAAACAGGTCGAATCCGATACACCCAAATCCCAGCTTACAACTAATCTAGCCAATTCATCACGAGGGATAGTTGTAACTCTATTATCCGTATCTACTTCATTCAGTAGCGCACCATAGTAAGCACCCTCAACTGGTGCATCAAAAGAACACTCAAACTCTTGTCTGTACTTGTCATCGCCCATCTCGGCTTTGGCATCTGCTAACTCTTTAGCATCTAGGATGCCTGTATCACTTGCCTTAAACTCTAGGAACTTCCAGCCATCTGCCTTTAACGCTCTATCTTTAAAGTCTGCAAAGTGGTTGTTGCCCTTTGGTGTACCAATAAACAAACACCAGCCTTTTCTGTCTGCTAGTGCTGGTCTTATAATCTCGTTCCAGATCTTTGGGTTCTGATCGCCAATCTCATCAAGAACGACACCATCAAAGTATTGACCTCGTAAGCTATCGCCATTCTCTGAACCATACAAACTGATTCGCCTACCAAGAAAGTCAACACGCAACTCAGCGATGTTTACCTTTGCACCCAATGGTCTTGTGTACTCAACCAAGTAATCAAACGCTACACGCTTTGCCTGTGCATACGTTGGTGCTATATAAGCGTATCTTGGATCTTTCTGTTCATTATTCAATGCTGCATTAATAAGATGTAGGATAGCTGATACAGTTTTACCCATACGTCTATGTGCAACAACTACAGTAAATCTGTTTCTGTTTACTGCGTGATGTATCTCTAGCTGTGGCGGTCTTGGTCTATAACCAAGATCTGGCGCATCAGTCATTAGGCACACCAGTAATTACTTTTAACAGTATTGGCGCATCTGCATCGCCTGTCATCTCTACAGCACTTAAATCTGGTACAGATTTCTTGAGAAGTATCTCAATGGCTTTCATTTGCTGTGAGGTTAGTTCAAGCTGACCTAGCGCACATTCGGTTAGTCGTTCTACTAATATACTAGCGTTAATTTTATCTCGGATTAGTTGCTGATGTCTTGGATTTAGTTTTGCTGTAATGCTCATGATTTATCACTCCCGAAGGTTGGTGATCCTTTTTTATGTTACCACTTAACCTTATTTGCCCAATATGCTGCGCTCATCTTACCTTTTTCAATATTGCTTGCGTGACGTGCCTTAAATGAATCGCTACGCTTGCTTCCCTCTGGACTGCCCTTAACACCTTGTTGACCAAAACGAATCGTCTTGATTTGATCGCCTTCTTTAGCCACAACTACATGGCTCTTAGTCGGGTGATTCGGAGTAGCTTTAGGCTTGTTGTAGCCAGATACTCCAGCGTTCTCTAGTCGTGCATCCTTCTTCATTTCTTGGCTTTCTTTGGTGCTGTATGACTTAGCTTTTGACTAGCATCCGTATGCTTTGCGCCAGTCATTAATACGCCACCAGCTTTGTGTGTAGCACCTGTGTAAACTTTACCATTAGGTAAGTAATGTGTTTGCATCTTGCTCATTATTTCTTAGCCTTCTTAGGCTTCTTAGCAGTCTTAGCTGCATCCTTGAAGTCTTGTGCTGTTGGTGCGTTCTTGCTACCAACTTTGTTCATCTTCTCGCCAGAGCCAGCCTTAATACGCTCTTGCTTGGCATTGATATTTGCATACAATCCTGTTTTAGCCATTATAGTAACTCCGTTACACATAAAGTTGATGATGTTACTGCTGCATCCTTGATATAAGCCATTTTGTCACCGCCATTAACTTTGAATACTGTTGAGTTGTTATTCTCCATCATCATGCTAGTAGTAATAGAAGCTGTTGGGTTTGTGCCGAACGCAACATGGCAATGACCTAGTGAGCATGATACACGCACTAGCGTTGTATTAAGTCCAAATGCTGTTGATTGTGCAGATGTGTTACCTACTGTAAATACTTGTGAAGTTGATGGTGTGTACGCATCAACAATGTTACCGCCCTGATCTCTCGCTACAATACTCATAATTATTTACCCTTCTTTTTCATAGCTTCAACTTCACTTAAAGCGATTGCTAAGGCTTGTTTTTTGTTACGCACTTTCTTGCCAGCAGATGTTTTAAGTTCTTTGTCTTTGTACTCACCCATTACTGTACTCATCTTTTCTGCAATCTTGTCCATGTTACGCATCTTCGCTCTCCATCTCAGGTTGTTCGTATTCTTTCTCTTCCCATACGCTACACACTCGTGAGTTATGGCAGATGAAATCAAGTTTATGACAGTAACCACGCTGTGGCTGACCATCGTATAAGTCGTATTTGTTTAGTGGGATAGCTTCCATCGCTTCTAACATGGATGGAGTGTTCTCGTAGTATTCGCAGTTACCGCAACGTCTGCGTTTAGCTTCGTCTGGTGTGATGCGCCACATCTTTGCCATTTTTTGCCAAATGTCTGTGTTTGGTTGTGATGGATCTTGTGGCACTAATGAATAGTTCTTGATTGCAACTTGTGTATTCTTTGCAATCTGTGATGCAGATGGGATTGTAGTCTTGGTATCTAGTAAGCCTTTAATCATATCTACACCCTTATGTTTAGGAGATTTTATAGGGCAAAGTATCTCAGACTTCGGTTGTATCTAGTATTCAACATGAACTCGGTAGCCATATCGGTTCATCCCTAAATTACATGACGAGGATCAGTCATCATGCAATGTTCAATAAAAGGCAGTAGGCTTCAACTGTGCATGGATCACATCCACCTACCTAAAGACCATGTAACTCAGAGATTGAGTATCCAAATACTATTTAGACAAACGAAACTATATCACAGTTTCTTGCTCTTCGCAATCTTGTTGACAACTGGAGATTTCATCGGCTTGAAGTTTAAGCCTTGTGGTCTGCATCTACCTACTGGTGATCGTTCCGTAAGACAGTAGTCCTTAATGTTTGGTTCACCACGAACCATCTCAAACTCAGCATAGTGGGCGCACATATCATCCTTTGCACGTTCACCAGCCTTGTAGTTAATACAGTCTATACATAATATCATTCTGTTACTCCATTCAATAATTCAAGTTGTTTAGCAAGTAGTTCTACCTCAGTCATGCCAATAGCTTCCTCAAACGATGCAATACCTGCATGGATGGCTGTACCTGCGTTTCCTAGTCTGTGGTGTAGAGGACACAGCCCAATAGCTTTTGACCAATGGCTGCGTAATCCTGCACCTGTTCCAGTACGAATGTGATGGATCTCGCATGGACTGAATCCGTGTCCTAGCACATGACAAGCAATGCAGCCAGCTTGGGCAATCTTGTCGTAATGTCTGCGTTCATCCTTCGTCATCTCCTTGTCCTAGATCTACTTGGCATCAATGCCAATGCTAACAAAAGTCCGTTTGCCACACCTAGCAGGTAAGCTGGTGAGTAGCACAAAATGTAATCCTTAATCGTTACTAACATTTTTTTCCTATCTATTCATTTATCTATTCATCCACCATACTGGACATAATGTTAGCTTTTACCTACATATCATCCATTGCAATACCTATATCATCACCGCATTTTTTACATATCAACACATAATCTTGCAATAGCTGTTCTAGTTCCTTAACACGCTTTTGATAATACTCAATATCATTTAGCATCTGTTTAATTTCAGCATCGCCTATCTCTTGTTGTTCTAGTGCTTCAACTTTCCCACATTGAATACATTTTCTTGGATATTCCTGATTCATGGTTCTACTATAAATGCAAGTGTGCATTGGTGGCGGTGGTGGCGGTGGCTTTGGTGAATTGCCAACCTGTTTGAACATTGTTGCTCCTTCTGTTATAGGGTGCGTTGGTTGTTCTAGTGCTTCTTTGCAAGCGTTGATTATTGTTAGTTTTTGACCGCCTTGTGTAGGGCATTCCAAATATTCAATCGCCATCTTTAATGCTTCGTCTTTAGTCATAGCTTAACTCCAAATATATATCAATATCCTTTTTCATTTGTTCTACCACTTGACTATGCAATTCAGGTGGCACAAATCTTGAAATTATTTTATTGGCAATATGATGGCATCCCACAGCAACTGCTGTTTTTAATCTATCTTTATTAAATTGAATTTGCTGATTTCTTAAATATAAATCCATCTTTAATGCTTCGTCTTTAGTCATAGCTTAACTCCAAATATATATCAATATCCTTTTTCATTTGTTCTACCACTTGACTATGCAATTCAGGTGGCACAAATCT